GTGCTCCTCCGTCAAATATATCAGTGTCTTCTACTACTGGACCTCCTCCATCAAGTGTAACAAAGAATGGATCACTCTCTAAAGATGTAACCTTTGTTTCCAACTGTTCCGCTTCCTCTTTATTTGCTTTTGCTTGTGCAGCGGAAGCAGCGGCTATTGTTCGTTGTTGGAACGCAAGCGGGTGTGGTCGAACTATAGGACGCAGTGGCATATTAACACTTCCACCTACGCAACGCTAAAGCTTTTCTTGTTGGTCTACCTTTACTGTCCTTCATCGGTCCTTTGACTCCAGACATCCTAGCACAGAAAGAACGCTTACGTGGACCACCTCCGGGCTGTGGGGCTTTCAGCTTAGATCCAGTAGCTCTGTTGTACTTAGCCCGTCCCTTTGCGGTGAGTCCGCCTTTACGGGACTTCTCACCTCTGCCTATGGACAACGATACACTCACTTCTTCTTAGGAAAGCCACGCTTCATATTAGCGTAAGCCTTAGGTGTAATGGTAGACTTCTTTTTGCTACGGCTAATACCGAGCTTCTTTCTTCTGTTTATATTTGCGTATAATCCTTTTGGCATGTCTATTTCCTCACTAATATTTCCATCATACGGTCTAACTTACCGTGCATCTCGTTAATGGCTTGTTCTACCTTTGCGATGCGAGATTCAACAGCAATGTCTCTTTCTCGCTGTGCAGCTAACTCCACCTCTATCCGGGTCATTCTTTTCTCACCGAGATCAAGACGTTCGATAACACGTTTTATAATCCACCCGATTACGCCAAGGCCGACTACAAGGATGGTGTTAAGAAGACTGGAGAGGGAGTCGATCATTGTTGTTAAAATCTATAAAAAGAGAATTTAGTTATGATCTCAATACCACTTACTGTAGCAAACGTACCATCGGGGTTCCTTAATCTAGCTTGATATGTAGTGGAAGTAGGTTTATCCATTGACACATAATAGTCAGTCATACCATCATCCACATACGAATGTGCTGTTTTACTTAAATAACTAGGAGCTGTTGGGAATGTACCATCGATAGAACCGTTTACGTCCGTACTGACTGACCTAACAAAGTTTAAATAATCTAAATGGGTAATAACAGTATCACCTGAGAATGTAGCATTTAAATCAGCATTAACTCCGCTTAACAGTAGATTACTATTAGCTTTAGTGCAGTCGCTGTTTACATATAAAAAGTTTAAGTTTGTGTTAGATATTTGAAAAAGGTTACTGAACTTAATATTACGAGCACCGTTTGATCCGGCTATTCTCAAAGCGTAAAAAGAAGTATCAGCTTGGTTAGTGTCGCTGTATACTCCGTCAATATTCATTGAGTCGCAGTTAATTAAATTTATCAAAGCCCTTTCTGTTTCCGCTCCAAAATCACACTGTTCAAAATGGCTAGAAAGAATATTGCCTCCCTCACAGAATTGTAAGTTCATACCCCAAGTCGTTGCGAGGTCAACAGCCGAATCAATCATGGTCAGCTCACTGCAATTAGAAATGAAGAAACCACTGGTACAATTATTGGCGTAGCAATTTCTAAACGATAATGTAGTCAAAGCCGCATTAGTACCGTTTATATAATAACCATAACTACTGTGGTTGTCTGCCCTAATATTAGTATAGTCAGACATCCAATGCGTGTTATTAGTATCGCTGTATATCCCGTATGCCCCATATCTTGTCCAAATTCTTTGAAAGCTTAGTTGGTGTGTATTATTAGCTAGTTCTATGCATTTACCTGTGGCACTTGTGCTATCAAATCTTATATGAAAATCCATGAACCGGGTGTTCTCTGTATTAGCAGCTATAGTTAAAATCACAGCACTAGCGTTTGTACCTTTTATTATTGTAGAATCTTGACCGTCTCCTATTATACCACACCCTGACGCTGTTATACTTGTTACTAAATAAGTACCTCTTGGTACATAAATAAAATCAAGACCTATAGCATTAGCTCTAGTGAAAGCACTAGTGAAAGCTGTTGTACTATCTGATGTCCCTGTATTGTCGGCTCCAAAGTCTAAGACATTAACTACATCAGCAAACCGATCAGCAAGACTCCTAGATGTAGTTGAACCTGTAGCTGTAGGTGAATTTAAATCATTAGTCCAGTTAGCTAAAGATTTAGTAATACTAGTACCGAATGCAGTAACATCGTACCCACCGAGCGATACAATAGCAGGACTACCACCAAGAGCTATAGCGTTGTCTATGGTTTGATCGGTGTATCCTTTGTTAGCAGCGTCGGTAGAATCAGTAGGAGTGCCGAGGTTTATTATCTTGTTACCTTCAGCGTCGTAGTTAGCTCCTCCTTTTTTGTTAAGCAATTCATTACCAGTACCTTCTGACGCTTCTTGTGATACAAATAAGTTGTGTTTGTATGCTTCATCTAAGTTGTCACCTGTAAGTACAGAGCCGTCCACAAAGTCAACAAGCGGGGAGAAATCACCACGACTGTCACGGTATATGCGGATTGAAGCATTGGATGCTGGAGCTGTATCAAAACGAATAACATTATCCGCTGATACTTCTACGATGGAGTAGTTCGTTACGATAACATCGTTTACTTTTACCTTAACGTGGTCGTCTTGAAGGTAGTCAAAGTTAAAGATGAAATCAGTCTCGCTGTTGTCGCCTGTGTAGTCTACGTAGGTGTTAGCCATGATGTTAAGTGTATATTATTAATTATTGAGTGAGAAGAGCAAGTCCTTAGTCAGCAAGAGTTAATAGTTCTCGTATCGATGCAGGTCTTCCAGTTTCTTCAGCTGGTTGTTTTAATTCTTCAATAATATCTATCAAGGATTTGTCATTTGGACCTACGAAATCGTACAGATAATCTTTGTCTTTTAATAAATCCTCTTTAGTCCTTCTGTAGTACTGCTGCATCAACGCATTAAGTTCTCTAAGACCTTCGTTAATATATACATCTGGCCTAGTTTCACTGGGTTTAAATCCTTGTTCGAACTTTTTATTCCATTTTGTACTATTGATAAGATCGTATATAGCATCCTCCATAACACGATTTTTACCTTTAATTCTTATCTTAGTATCTCTTAACTTTAAGTCGAAAGCGTAAGAAAGCGTCATGCCATCAGAGTCTCTGAAGTCTGTGAATTTAATACCGGGTCCTAGGGTAGAAGGCTTTCTTTGTATGTTCTCGTGTGTATCAGCAGCTAGTATATCATCAAACTGTGTACGGTCTATAGACTTTCTAGGTGCTTGTCTTATAACGGCTTCCGTCATAAAAGTTCTATTAGATTGTATATCGTATCCAAAGTGGTCTGTCTTCTTATTAACTATACCTCTACCAAATATAGAATATAACAATCTATCTTTATAGTCTCCTCCTCTTAAATCATTTACAGCAGCCTCCCCTATATTCTCGTATGCTTGCATAAATTTTCGAAACTGAGCTGGATAAGGAAAGTAACTCGTTGCTAAACTGTACATAGCCCTAGTGAATACTTCACCGTCTCCGTCTATTAGTTCCTCAAAGTTCCTAGCACCTTGTGCGAGAGGCATTTCTTTAGCTAGTTCTTTAAGAGAGTTTTTGACAACGTGTATCAAAGTTTGATCTTTAGTTAAAATCTTTGAACCAGTAGCATCTTCCTCTGCTCTAATTTTTAAAAATGCTCCTACGTCCGCTGCTAAGGCTAAAGGAAAAGACCAAGGTAAGGCAGCTGAATAATCTGAATCTAAAGCTTTAAAGGGTTCTAGTTTTGTTTTTTGTCTTTGGTCGTCAGTTAGCCAAGCAAGAGAACCAGTCATCATCCCGCTAGTAGCCATTCCATAACCAACAACAGCTAGAGATGTGGCTACAAAAGTGTCCGTAAGTATATCTACATTGTACTCCGTTCTCTGAGAAGTTAACCGTGTAGACTCTTCCCTTAACTCCTGCATCAATCCCATAGCATTTTGTTTCATCTCAGGAGTTATATTATCCCTATTGAGAGTCATTTGAAGACCAGCCATCTTTTGTTTAACTTCAGCTAATCTTCTATTGTATGGATTGTTTTTAGTTCTAGCTGATAAAAGCAAAGCAGGAGAGCCTACTAATCTTGATCCACGATATACAGCTCTGATAGGTACACCTATATAAGGCAGGAAAGCGTTAATAACAGTACCCGGTAAACCGTCTCCCGAACTAAGGTCTTTAAGTAATCCTATTATCTTTTCAGTTACATAAGTACCAGAAGCTAAATCTAAATCATCTGTATTTGCAGCAAACAATAACTCTTGCCTGACTTTGTCTACTCTATCCTGAAACTCATGGTGGGATGCTAACACCTCTAAACCGTCATCATCTATCCACGCTTTTTTGTATGCGTCTTCAGCTTCCTTAATCGCTTTCGCCGAATCCTTCGGATTATTTAATAATGCTTTTTGTTGAGATGCGGCGTATATATCACCTTTAATTAACTGCCTTTTAAAGACAGCGTCTACAGTTTGTATGCCTCTAACTCCTAGAGATAACAAATCCATAACATGTCCGTTTATGATAGTGTCTACAAAATAGTTTCCTAAGTTATCTAATCCTTCCTGTTTTTGTTTAGCACTTCTATAAGCTTTATTTAATAATGCAGCTTCGCCTTGTGGTAACCTATTAATATCAGTAGCTAACTTACCACGCATCTTATCGGTAACATCTATATTCTGTTGGAATGAACGCTTCATAGCTACCAACAAATCCTTCTGAATACTAATAACCTTAAAAGCAGCTTGGGCTTCTATCGCTGCCATCTTCTTAGAAACGTCAGCACTTCCTCCCTCCATCCTTGTAACTATGTATCGAGATAAAGGTTTCCAGAAACGTTTATACACAGCACCTATACCAGTAGGAACACCAGCTAATACAGATGGGAGTTGGTCAATTAAAGCTAACTGCCTAGCCTGCTTAACCCAACGAAATACTTTAGTTGTGGTATTTACAGCATCAACATCCATGCTTTTAAATATCGCATCCTCCATATCTTTAAATACTTCTAAGCGTAATTCTTCGTCTTTAATTTGTTGAGCTGCTTTATCTATGTCAGCAAGTTTCTTACGCATCCTTCTTTTAGACGCTGTTATCTTTTTTCTTAACTCAGCTGACTTTAGAGGTTTCGTAGGTCCTTTAGGTCGCACAGCAGTCTCCGCTCTAAGCTCACCCATAACACTACGACCTTCTATATCTGCCACTCTAGCTAATTCTTTTTCTAACTCTATAATCTTTGTTATCTCACGCTCTGCCTGTTTGTAATAATTTATCTTATCTTTAAGTTCTTTAAACTCTGGCTCTAGTTCTTTGGCGGGTTTAGTTTCTACGTCTTCAGGAGTTCTACCAAAGCGTTCACGTAATTCGTCTAGTTCTGTTTCTAGTTGATTCTTTTTCTTCTCGTAAGCTTGGCGTAACTGTTCTGCTTTATATTCATCAGACATTTCAACTCTAGCCCGATCAATTTCACGTATTCTGTTACGCATGTTACTACGCAAGAAAGCTATATCTTTATTTAGCTCCTCAACCCTACCCGGTGCTTTCTTTGGTCCTGTAGGTTTCGGTGTTATCTCTTCTCGCTGTCTACCCAATGGTCCCGTCTCAACTTCTAACAGCCTAGCTCTTTCAGCTTCTAGTTCCTTTATCTTCCTAGCTTCAGATTGTGCGTCTTTGTAAAACTTAATCTTATCTTCTAAGTCTTTTACTTTAGGGTCTTTTTCTTTAGGTTTACCGGGTACGAGTTCCTCTGGTTCTTTTGCAAATGTAGCACGAAGTTCATCTAACTTAGCTTGTAAACCGTTGATCTTCTTTTGAAACGCTGCTTCAGCTTTAGCCGCCTGAAACTCATCAGACATTTCAAGTCTAGCTTTATCTATATCAGCTAGTCTTTGCTTAATGTTTGCTTTTACTTTAGCGATTTTACTACGCAATTCAGACGCTCTAGTGTCAGGCTTCTGTGGTCCTGTAGGTTTAGGAGTAACAGCTGCTCTTTGTTCGCCTAGTGGTGCTACATCTAGTTCAGCTACTTTAGCTAACTCAGCCTCTAACCTCTCTACCTCTAACGCATCAGCCTCAGCTTCTTCGTAAAACTTTATACGTTGCTTTAATTCAGCTACTTCAGGATCAACCTTTACTTCTTTCTTTTCTTTAGGTTGTATTTTAGCTCTATCACCAAAGCGTTCTTGTAGCTGCTCTAGTCTACCTTCTAGTCTCTGTTTTTGTCTAGCGAGTGCGTCGGCTTCTTTTAACCTGAGTACTTCATCTTCGTCTATAAGTTCTTTCTGTAAAAGCTTTTTAGTTTTATTTACGACAGACCTTAACTTGCCTAAGTAGCTTTCTATTTCTTTGGGTTTAGCCCAATCAGGTGCAGGTCCTACTTCCTGTCTAATCTTTTCTATATCACCTTCTTCTAATAATTCAAAGTATCTTTCTAATCTATTTTCTAACAGTGCTGTTTCTTTAGCTTCTTTCTTAGCAGTTCTGTAAAAAGCTA